AAACATGGTACGCATCGAAGGAAAACTAGACCAAATCGTACTTAGAAATGGTTAAGAAAAAAGCTACAGAGAATCAATTTAACGAGCTACACAATCTGGTAACTAAAGAGTTTCTTTCTCGCATTAAATCAGGCGAGGCTACAACACAAGACCTCAAGGCTGCATGTGATTGGCTAAAGACTAATGACATCAGTGGTGTTGCTATGGAAAGCAATCCCCTTGCAAAACTTGCTGCTGTAATGCCAGAAATTGATCCTGAACTTGTCCAATCTAGACTGTATGGAACCCGGTGAACACATCTTCCTATTACAAATCTAATCCTCAAGCAAAACGTCGCAGGCTAAAGCAGCAAGCACGTTACAACAAAACACAAAAGGGTCTCAAGATCCGTACGGCTGCAAACAAGCTTAACCGCAAGCTAGGCACGTATGGCAATGGAGACGGTAAAGATGCATCTCACACAGGTCCTGGTAAAGGAAAGGTTGAAACAGCATCAACTAACCGCCGTCGTCCACGAATGAAACAACGCTACGCATAGTTCATGACCCCTTTGTTCCCTACCCCTGATCACTACCTTTACAACCTAATAGCCATGACGTCTCCAGAAGCTAAGCGCCTGTGGAGGCGCAGTATTAAAGAATACTTTGGAAAAACATGTGTCTATTGTGGAGAGACTTATGAATTACACGAACTTACTTTGGATCATGTCCACCCGAAAACTTATGGTGGGGAGGATATTACAAGCAATTTGGTACCTTGTTGTAAAAAATGTAATCAGGCAAAAGGGAGCAGTAATTGGTTATCTTGGATGAGACAAACATTCGGTGTTAACCGACTTAGAGAAACTCTTATTTTATCGCATATTGACTAATGGCACGTTACGCACGAGATTTTGGGCTCGGTAAGCCTAAAAAAAGGGAAACAGCTAATGCACGCAGAGTAGCTAATCAAGCACAAGGAAAGCCAGCAACACAAACTAAATCAAAACTGTCTGATGCCATGTACACATGGGCTAAGACAAACATGTCTAAGCTTAAATCCCCTACAAAGGCTCAAAACAAGATTTTTGAGAAGTACAAAGCTATGAAAAAAGCTGGTGATCAGCCAGCGAACCCTAAGCCAAAACCTGTTACTCCAAAGAGTAGCCAACCAACTACAAAAACAACTGTTGAACCAAAGCCTGCTGTTAAGACACAACCGACTGTCAAGACAAAACAACAAGGTTCTGGTGTGCAAGGTAGTTTCCGCAAATCAGATCCACCGTCACCTACTGTTAAAAAACGTTCGTCTGGTTCTGGACGTGCACGAGTAAATAAAGAAGATCCACGTGAGCGGAGTGTGCGGCGCAACCTACGTGAAGCACAAAGTGCAAGAAGGAGACGTGATCAAAAGACAGCGTTTTCTAAACCAAAGATACCTATGAGCCCTCCAAAAAATCCTAAAGAAGGTGACACCTATAAAAAACCCTTTGGTAATGTAATGATCTTCAAAAACGGCAAATTTATTCGCAAGTAAATGGCAAAACGTACTTACAATCGTCGCGGACGTACAACCGCTAAAAAACCTGTAACTTCTGACAAGCGTCGTGCACAACGTGTAAAAGGTGCAGAAACATCACGTGCAACTGGATCTAAAGACCGCCTGACTCGTGGTCGTGGTGTAACCAGAAACCGTACTGGTGCCCCTCGTGGTGCACAGGGTCCACGCACAGCTCCACAACAAGGTCCCAGCCAGCGTGTAAGCGGTCTGATTGGTAGCCGTGGTGCTAAGCCACCAGCTAAACGACCAACGCCCCCAACCCCTGGCCGTCGTCTCGGTAGTAAACTAGGTACTGCCGCAAAGGTTGGTACTATTGTTAACCCACGGTCTGATATTCCTGCTAAGGCTGTAGCTGCTGCAAGTTTACTCGCAGACCTTATGCAACAACGTAAGCAAAGCTCAACTAAACCAACTTCTAGTGTTGGTAAATACAACACCAAAGATAAAGACGGTACGGTTCGTAGTCGTGCAAAAGTTGGTCCTAAAAAAGTAGGTCCTAAAAAAGTAGGTACTGTTGCAGAATCATTTGACCGTGCTTTTGCAACCGCCCGTAAAGCTGGTAAAAAAACCTTTACCTATAAAGGTAAAAAATACACTACCAAAATGAAGGGTGAGTAATACATGACCAACGTCGTTCTGGCGTTGCAAGATGATTTCAAGCTGTTTCTGCAGGCTCTGTGGTCACAGCTTGACCTCCCTTCGCCTACCCGTGCTCAATATGCAATTGCAGACTATCTTCAACATGGACCTAAACGTCTACAAATACAAGCTTTCCGTGGTGTTGGAAAGTCCTGGATTACAGGAGCCTTTGTTCTGTGGACGCTTTTTAATAACCCTGAAAAAAAAATCATGATTATCTCGGCTTCTAAAGAAAGAGCCGACAACATGTCTATCTTTTTGCAGAAGTTAATCATCGAGACACCTTGGTTGTCTCACCTAAGACCTAAATCAGATGACTCACGCTGGTCTCGTATCAGCTTTGACGTTAACTGCTCCCCTCACCAAGCACCGTCTGTTAAGTCTGTTGGTATTACTGGTCAGCTAACTGGTTCCCGCGCTGACCTGATGATCCTAGATGATATTGAAGTGCCAGGTAACTCCATGACCGAACTCATGAGAGAAAAACTACTTCAATTATGTACTGAAGCTGAATCTATCCTTACACCAAAGAATGATTCACGGATTATGTTCCTTGGTACCCCGCAGACAACCTTCACCGTTTATCGTAAGCTCGCTGAGAGGGCCTACAAGCCCTTTGTTTGGCCTGCTAGGTACCCTCGTAAGGTAAGTCAGTACGAAGGCCTCTTAGCGCCGCAGCTAGTGGCCGATATAGATAACGGTGCAGACGCTTGGAACGTTACTGACCCCGATCGTTTTGCTGATGATGACCTTATTGAACGTGAAGCCGCAATGGGACGGTCTAACTTCTTACTTCAGTTCATGCTGGACACCAGTCTCAGCGACTCTGAGAAGTTCCCACTTAAGATGGCTGACCTCATCGTTACCTCTGTTAATCCTACTAATGCTCCAGATTCCGTCATCTGGTGCTCAGACCCAAAAAACGTCCTCAAAGAATTACCAACTGTTGGGTTACCTGGAGATTATTTCTACTCTCCAATGCAGCTCCAAGGAGAATGGAATCTTTACTCCGAAACAATATGCTCGATTGACCCGTCGGGTCGTGGCTCAGATGAAACAGCAGCAGCTTATATCTCCCAACGTAACGGTTTCTTGTACTTGCACAAAATGTGCGCTTACAGAGACGGATACAGCGACAATACATTACTCGATATTCTAAAATATTGTAAACGTTATAATGTAACTAAACTTGTCATCGAAACTAACTTCGGTGATGGTATCGTCGCTGAACTATTCAAAAAACACCTCCAACAAACTAAACAAGGCATTGACGTCGAAGAAGTTAGAGCCAACGTCCGTAAAGAAGACAGAATTATTGACTCCCTTGAACCTGTCATGAACCAACACCGCTTGGTCGTTGATAAAGACGTCATTGATTGGGATTATAAGTCCAATAAAGACGAAGCTCCTGAAAAACGTCTCCTTTACATGCTCTTCTATCAGATGTCTCGCATGTGTCGTGAAAAAGGTGCCGTTAAACATGATGACAGAATTGACGCACTCGCTCAAGGTGTCAAATACTTTACTGACTGTATGTCTATCTCAGCTCAAGAAGCTGTTAACCAACGAAAACGTGAAGACTGGAATGACATGCTTAAAGCTTCCATCGAAGACCCACAAGGACTGACAAATCATCTCGTTTTGGGCCTTAACACACAACAAAGACAACAGAGCCGTAATTCCTCCAGAACCCATATCCCTACTTGGTTCTCACATTAGTCTCACTTTACGCACCCATGTATACAGGGAGAGGGAGGGTGGACCTGACCCCTGCATGGGGGAAGGAGACACATCTTTCCCCCTTTAATACTTATATCGTTATACATTTGGAGTCCAATGGAGACACATTTGGGTATGTTTTACATACGGTTGGGTAGTGTTTGGTCGTATATGTTTGGTTATATCCGACCTTAGTTATAATACATACTATACTAACGATATATAAGACACTATACATACATATATACATTCATTACAACGATATACTATATGGACATACCATTACCTGATGTAAAAGTAATTAAATGTAAGATATGTAATGAGGATGTAAGGGTCAATATTAATTACCCGATCCGAGAGGTTACTTGTCTTACGTGTTGGGAGGCGTCGAAAAACGACAAAAATTTGTGAAGCCTATTCACGCAGGATCATGGACGCAGCTACCCCCATGGCCCCCCTCTTTCATGCATTGGACCGGGTGGACATGCTTCTCTACCAGGCCAGAACCCTTGCAATCACTGGGGTCTAAGGCCTTTGCGTACCTGTCTGTAATGCAGATACGCAGCGTTATTCGGTAGCAACGGCTACCACGTAGAGGCAATACATATATAGATCGTGCGCGTTACCTCTCTCCCTCAATCTCACTCAATCTGTCGCGCCACATAAGCTGGACTTATCACAAATGATAAGCAACCCTTATCACCCTGGGTGTTGACACTGGGCAGGGCTAGGGGCAATGATGGCTACAAGCAACCGGACCTAACCAACTCACCCGTGCTGCTCTCTCTCTCTCTCATGTATCGCGTCTTCCAATACTTCGGCTGTGACGATGGCTGGTGTCCTGTCACTGACTATGTGGACGTCACCACCGCAGCCCGTCGCCTCCGTCTTCGTCGTTCATGCCGTGGCTGGTTGCACACCTACAGCATCCGCCGCAAACACTCTGACCGGAATCTGGACCTGTCTGATCTGCCCTTTGCATTCAGTGCACAGTGAAACCACTGCTAGCCCTATCTGCTGCCCTTGTAGCCCTTGCTATCTGGACGGACTACACAACAGCCCTAAGCTGTGCCAACAGCACCTCCAAGACCTATCAAGAGTGCAACCGATGACTGACTTTTACCGTGCACCGCTTCTTGATCCTGAGACTAAGGAGCTTTCAAACGATCATTACCAAGTGATGACCACCGCCCAGTGGTGGAAGCTTGCTATGTGGTCTA